AAACAAAACCGATCCAGCGGTCAAACTGCGATAAAAACCATTTCAACCAAATTCACTGGCCCTTTGCCTAAGGGTCAAATTAGACGCAAGCAATTTGTGTCCAGGACTCTAATAGGCCCTTTATTGCCTAATCAGAAACGTCGTCGGAAAATAAAAAAACAAGGAAATAGACCCATGGGTTCTACCTACATGGCTACTGATGGATTGAATAAATCTCGTGTTGTAACAAATCGTTCCACAATAGAAGATCGCTTTCAATTAAGGCGTGAGAAGATAGGCAATGTCAGTGGCACGACTGCTTTTACTTTAGCTCAATCCCTTTATATCAATCCTGGAAATACAGTGTTATTTCCTATATTTAGCCAAATTGCTGCTACTTATGAAGAGTACCGATGTAATTTTTTACAATTTTCCTTTGAGTCTGATGCCTATACTGCTACTAATGGCACAGCGTCAGCAGGTAAAGTTATATTAGCTACTAATTATGATCCTGATGATGTGTCCTTTACTGGTGATACCCAAATGGAAAATTATGTTGGGTCAGTAAAAGGACCACCTTATGCTCCAGTTATCATGCATGATGTCATGCAAGGACACAAAACACGCAATTCACGTAGAGGCGATTTCGCTCTCAATAATTACTTTGTCAATCCAAGCGGCAATTCTGCCGCCCCTTCAGGCAGTACATCTAAGTTTTATGACTTAGGTCTGTTTCAGATGGCAACCTCTGGCAATGCTGTTACCACTGAAATAGGTGAATTATACGTTACTTATTCTTTTACCATGATTCGGCCAAAGCAACAAACACCTCTTGGACAGAATCTTTTACAAGCCCACATAGTTGAATTTCCCAGTGCTTCCGCTAGTGCATCTACATCTTATTTAGGAACAACTGGTGGTGTGCTCAGAGCTGGATCTACTCTCCAAAGTGTAGTTGGTAGAACTACCTTCACGCTCCCTGTAGTAGGCACATTTATTGTCGCCTCCCAGTGGAATGGCAGTGTCACTAATCCACCTACCTTTGCTTTGGGTTCAGCTATTACTTCCTATGTTATCCTGAATGACAGTACTAATGGCCTTGTACAATCAATTTCTTCAGGCACGAATACTACTTCTATAGCAATTTACAATGTAGCAACAGCAGGTACTGGCACAGCGAATACCATTACCATTGGTAGTTTAACAAACTTAGCAGCTGGTACTGCTGACATTTTAATTGCACAGATCTCAACAGGGTTAGCTTATAGCCCTTTACCCAATATAATTACCAACAATAACCTTGAAACGTATTTCAAATCCTTTCTTGAGCGTAAATTTATAAATTTAAATGATGATGCGCCTGTGATAGTGGAGGAGCACAAGGAATCTGTACTCAATAGTGATTCAATGTGTCGTAAATTGTTCGGTTTATAATTTTCCCATTATTTTGTTTTATTGTATAGAGTGTTTGAGTTAAAATGTATTTTATAGTTAG